CACAGAGATTTGCACCAGACAACTTTTTTGTTGGAGACTTGGAAGTAGAGAAGGCTATCACCACTGAGAATCCTTACGAGTATGTACCAACAGGACACACTGGTATTGACGATAAGATCAGAGGACTGGTGAAGGGTGGACTTACATTTATTAAAGCACTCAGGGGTCAGGGTAAAACTGAGCTAGTCAGATACTTTGAGGTAGGACTGCTCAAGCAGAACACAAAGCTTGCATTGTTACACATGGAAGAGATGAAGTCTACAACCTACAGAGCTATGGCAACCTACGAACTAGGATGGAATGTCAGAACCAAAGAGGATGCAGTTTCTACAGGATTCAGTGAAGATGAAGTTATCAAAGCAGCACAGAAGATGGCAGGTGGTGAGAACACAGTTATCTTTGAGATGCGAAGTCACGATGATCCTATGCAACTCCTGGACTACGTTAGGCTTGCAGCTACAGTCTATGGTGCAGAGTACATCTTCATAGATCACGTTCAACGTCTAGCTTATCTATCAAACTCTGGAGTAGATGCAGCTACTAGCACGTTGACTACTCTTGGTGCTAGGATGGCACAGCTTGCTAAAGAATTAAATATAGGTGTTGTATTTATATCACAGGTTAACGATGATGGACGCACCAAGTATGCCGCATCTCTTGAAGAGGAAGCTATCGTCTGCATAAAACTCAACAGGGATACTGAGTCGGATGATGATGTGGAGAGAAACACAACACACTTTATTGTAGATAAGAACAGACCCTTTGCTAAACTAGGAAGAGCAGGGTCAGTCTACTATGATCCTGAAACAACAGTCCTCGAAGAGGTGGTATTCAACGTATGAGGATTGTTATCAGCGACATAGAAACAAACGGTCTGAACGACAGCGACAAACTTTGGATCTGTGGTGGTAAGGATCTTACTACTGGTAAGATTTCAAGGTTCGATAACTGTCACGAAGATCCAGTTGCTAGGCGTGAAGCTATCAAATGGTACGAGTCAGCAGATCTAATTGTTGGTCACAACTTTATACAGTTTGATGCACCCATGTTAAACAAACTACTTCAACCCAGACTGATAGATCCAAGAAAGATTATAGACACGCTCCTGATTAGTAGGTTGGTGGACTACGACATTGAAATACCCAAGGGTGCTAAGTTTCCTCACAGTCTACAGGCTTGGGGTATCAGGTTAAACAAACATAAAGGAGACTTTCATGAATTTGATAAATTCAGTATCGAAATGGTTGACTACTGGTATCAGGACATCGAGGTTACAGAATCTTTGTTCAATCATTTCGATGATATTATTTGGAGTCCTGATTGGCGTAAGTCTCTGAGGACAGAACACGATGTACAGATAGAGTTAGTTCGCACACAACACTACGGTTTCTTCTTTGATAAAACAAAAGCAGAGTTTCTTCTTAACTCAGTCAAGACAAAGATGGCTACACTAGAGGAACAGTTCCAAGTAGACTTCCCACCTAAACTTACTGAGGTCAATCGTGTTAAGTATCGACTCAAAAAGGATGGTGGTGAAATGGCTACGGTCATCAGGGCAAAAGAGAAGTATGCCATGACAACTGTAGAGGATGATGATCTTGTTTGTTTTGACTGGATAGAGTTTAACCCAGGATCTGCAAAGGACAGGATAGATGTTCTCTGGGATGCAGGATGGAAGCCAGTAGATAAAACTAAGACTGCTATCAACTTCTCTCGAAAGAAGATTGGTGATCCATACGGCAAGTCAGTAGCCGCTATGGACAAGGATTTTTACAATCAAAAGAAGAAAGACTTAAACAGGTACGGATTTACTGTATCAGAGGCAAACCTTGGTACGCTGCCTGAGACAGCACCCACAGGAGCGAAAGCTCTAGCCCAGTGGTTGACACTCGAAGGACGCAGAAGCTCACTGGTTGAGTGGCTAGGGCAGTGTGGTGACGATTTAAGGATTCATGGTAGGATAAATAATATTGGAGCATGGACTGGACGGTGTGCTCACAAAGATCCTAACACTGCTAACATATCCTCTCCTTTTTATGGTGAACCTAAGTCAGCAGTCGATGAAGTAAAGAAACAATTTGATGTGCATCTACGTGCTTGTTGGACAGTTCCTTCTGACTCTTGGTTAGTTGGTACAGACGCAGACGGTATTCAACTACGTGTGTTAGCTGACTATCTCTGGAGACACTTTGAAGCAGATCAGTATGCACAAGCTATCATGACAGGAAGAAAAGAAGATGAAACAGACATTCACAATGTAAACAAAAGAGCTTTGGGTGTTCCTGATGCTACTAGAGATATGGCAAAGACTTTTATTTATGCTTGGCTTCTTGGTGCAGGGATGGCAAAAACAGCACAGATACTTAAAATAAATTTTAACTACGCAAACATTGCTAGAGAACGTTTTGAGAAGAGTATTGATGGTTTGTATAGTTTAAAGAACCAACTCGTGCCTTACATTGCAGAGCAGGGATACTTCACTGGATATGATGGACGTAAAGTTCAAGTGCCTAACGCACACAAAACACTGGCAGGGATATTGCAGAACGGTGAGGCTTGCTTAATGAAGCACAGTCTACTCAAGTGGCACAGTAGAGCCAGACAGGAAGGGATAAATTTTAAAATGGTTGGGTTCATCCACGATGAATACCAAGTAGAAGTAACAGGAACAGAGGAGGAAGCTAAAAGATTAGGACAGATACAGGCAGACTGTATGTTAGAAACTGGTCAAGAGTTAGGGTTTAAAATACCTACTCCAGGTTCTTACGACATAGGAAAAAACTGGGCTGAAACCCATTGACAACTACAACAAAAAATATTAGATGTAACAACAGTAAAAGAAAAGGAGGGCAATATGCCATCAACACAAATTGATATTAAAGGTACACTCGAATGGGCAAAGGTCTTTGAGTTAAACAGAGATCACAACGAGTGGAACGAAGATAAAGGGGGTGAGTACAAAGTTACTGTTACCACCGACAAGAAGACAGCAGATGCTTTGAAGAAAGCAGGATGTCAAAAGAAGATAGAGGAAGTATCTGGCGGTCACAAAATAACCGTAGTGCGTCCTCACGTTGGTTCACAAGACTGGATGGGCGGTGCCCCAATAGTCGCTGACAAATCAGGTAAAGAATGGAACTTCGAGGAGAAGGGTTTTATCGGAAATGGAAGCAAGGGTATTGTGAAAGTTGAAATATATCCTACTGCGGTTGGTTCAGGAACACGCCTAGTAGGACTTCAAGTTCTCGATCATGTGGTTTATGAGGTTGAGGCCCAGTCAGCCTCTGATATGTTCTCAGACCACACGAAGAGTTCTAGTGGTAAGTCTTCCTCCCAAAAAGAACCACAGGACTCTATTCCCTTCTAGGTTTTCGTTCCTTTTTACCCTAGAAGAATAAGCCCCCATCTTTTTCGTTCATTTTTAGGTGGGGGCTATTTTATAATAACAAGGCAGATGATAATGAAACTATTATTACACGTTTTATTTTTGATGTTTGTAGCAGCGTTTCCATTCATATACATGCTTGTTGCGAGTATTTAGATAGAGAGACACATGGACTACAAAAAAGAAATCATAACAGATTTGTCTAACGAAGAGTATCACTCTAGAGGTGGTGTATCCTCAAGTGCTGTAAAAGCAGTCTATAAAAAATCACTGGCACACTGGAAGGGTGAGAAGCGTAACTCTAGTAACGCAGCCTTTGCTATGGGTAGTGCAGTACATGCCAACCTGTTAGAGAAAGAACGCAACCTGGTGGTCAAAGGACCAAAGACTAAATCCAGTGCAGCGTTTAAAGAAATGCAAGCCAACCTAACTGAGGATCAGATCCTACTCACTGAGGTAGAGTTTAACGTAGCCAACTGTATAACTAGGGGTGCTCTAGACAATCCAGTATGTGCCTCTCACTTAAATCATCCTAACAGATTAAACGAGATCAGTATCTTTGTAGAAGATCCTATTTCAGGATTAACTTTAAAAACTAGACCAGACTTACTGATAGAAGAAGAGAACACAGTATTTGATGTAAAGACAACACAGGATGCTAGTCCAAAAGGTTTCTTAAAAGAGTGTTTAAAATATGGCTATCTTTTACAGGGTGCTCACTACGTTTACACATGTAAGTTAGCAGGTTATGACGTAGATAAATTTTCTTTTATAGCCTGTGAAAAGACCGCACCCTTTCTTTCACACGTGCATGTAATGGGTCAAGACATCATGCACTGGGGTATGAAACAGCTACACAAAACTTTAGCTGTTATTGCAAAGGCAGAAAAAGATTCTGACTACAGCACAGGTTGGGGTGACTACACCGTTATTCAAAAACCTGATTGGTTGTGATCTAACATGAGCACTAGAGCCAGAGCTTTGAGGGCAGGGTATCGTTCTGGTTTTGAAGATGATACGGCAAAGTATCTAAAAGAAAAAGGTGTTGAGTTTACCTACGAGAAAGAACGTATAGAGTGGCTAGACATTAGAACTCGCCACTACACACCTGACTTTATTTTAAGTAACGGTATTGTCATAGAAACCAAAGGACGTTTCGTATCTAACGACAGACGTAAACATGTTGAGATACGGAAACAGTATCCTGATTTAGATTTACGTTTTGTGTTTCAGAACAGTAGGGTTAAGTTGTACAAGGGTGCTAAGTCTTGTTACGCTGACTGGTGTAAACGTCATGGATTTAAATACGCTGATAAGGTAATACCTGATGAGTGGCTTGAAGAATAATCTTGACGGAATGAATTTAATTCTTATAACTTGGAGATTCCTGTGTTGTTTGAAATAACAATGCTAGTTAATTTAGATCCTGAAGCTAACTTTATAGCTTCAGATAAAGACGGTGCAAAGATAGGGCTTGAACAAGTCGTGTCGGATGCAGTGTATGATATTGATGATGTTGAAATAGTAGAAATATATGTAAAGGAAAAATGATGCTAACACGACAAGACTTGGAAGACATGGGATACTTTGAAGCTTTTGAACAAAAAAAACCAATACACTTAGATGATTACGCTGAGTGGGTTGAGAACAAGATCGTAACCACTGGTGACAAAAGAATACTAGAAAACACTATGGGATTTATTGGGGAGACTGGTGAGTTCTTTGAGAAGATAAAGAAACATGTAAGAGATAACACACCACTGGACAAGGATAGTGTTACACTAGAAGCAGGTGATGTAATTTTTTACTTTGTTGCTTTGTTGAACGTGCTAGATATAAAAGTAGAAAACGTTCTAAGAAAAAATATGGAAAAGCTAGATAGTAGAGAGAAGCGTGATAAAATAAAAGGATCGGGGGACTATAGATGAACAACTATTTACCAACAGACTATCAATCATTTATTCACACATCAAGGTACGCTAAGTACTTCGATGGTAAAGGCAGAGAATCTTGGCCTGAAACAGTAGATCGTTACATAGAAAATGTTGTAGGCAACAAAGTAGATCCAGATACTAAAGATGAAATAATGTTTGCTATACTTAACTTAGAGATCATGCCTAGCATGAGAGCTATGATGACAGCAGGTATAGCTTTAGACAGAGATAACACTGCAGGATACAACTGTAGTTACTTACCCGTAGATGACCCAAAGTCCTTCGATGAGGCTATGTTTATTCTCCTCTGTGGTACTGGCGTTGGCTTCAGTGTCGAGAGACAGTTCATTAACAAGCTTCCCGAAATTCCTAAACTCTTCGAGAGTGATACTACCATTGTGGTAAAGGACAGCAAGGAGGGGTGGGCTAAAGCGTTCAGACAACTACTGGTGCTCCTATGGGCAGGTGAGATTCCACTGTGGGATGTAAGCAGGGTCAGACCTGCAGGTGCAAGACTCAAAACATTTGGCGGTAGAGCCTCTGGCCCTGCTCCTCTTGTGGATCTGTTTAACTTTGCAGTTAAGATGTTCAAGGGAGCAGAAGGGCGTAAGTTATCCTCAATAGAGTGTCACGATCTAATGTGTAAGATCGGAGAGATAGTAGTTGTGGGTGGTGTCAGACGCAGTGCTATGATCTCTTTATCTAACCTCAGTGATGATCGTATGCGTCACGCTAAGTCTGGTAACTGGTGGGATAACGAACCCCAACGTGCCTTGGCTAACAACAGCGTAGCTTACACAGAGAAACCAGATAGTCTGTCCTTCATGCGTGAGTGGATGGCACTAGTAGAATCAGGGAGTGGTGAACGTGGTATATTTAACAGGGAAGCATCTAAAAAACAGGCTGCAAAAAATGGCAGACGTGATTCGGACTACGACTTTGGAACTAATCCATGCAGTGAAATTATTCTTAGACCGTATCAGTTCTGTAATCTTACGGAAGTTGTGGTACGAGCCACAGATACGGTGGATGACTTGGCTAGAAAAGTCAGACTCGCCACAATACTTGGGACGATCCAAAGCACGTACACGAAATTTCCATACCTGCGAAAAGTGTGGACAACGAATACTGAAGAAGAACGTTTGTTGGGTGTGTCACTAACTGGTATTATGGACAACCCAATAATGACTACAAAAAATAAAGGACTGGATAAAACACTTGAAAATTTACGTAACGTTGCTGTTGTTACTAACGCTGAGTGGTCTGATCGTCTTGGTATTCCACAGTCAGCAGCTATTACCTGTGTCAAACCATCAGGCACAGTCTCACAGTTGGTTGACTCTGCCTCTGGAATCCATGCACGTCATTCACCTTATTACGTTAGAACCGTTAGAGGAGATAACAAAGACCCTCTTACCACCTTCATGAAAGATCAAGGTATTCCTAGTGAGCCTGATGTATTTAAACCAGATCAAACAACAGTGTTTTCGTTTCCTGTGAAAGCTCCTAACAAAGCTGTGGTCACAGCCGATCTATCTGCTGTTGATCAACTCAATATGTGGTTGATGTATCAGAGAAACTGGTGTGAGCATAAACCATCTGTTACTATCAACGTCAAGAAAGATGAGTGGTTTGAAGTTGGAACATTTGTGTATGAACACTTCGATGAAATGTCTGGTGTATCTTTTCTACCTTACAATGAACACACCTATCAACAAGCTCCA